GTAACCGGCTGCTGTAGTGATTGCTGCCAGAGTTGAAATAGCATCTGGAGAAACTGGATCTACAATTTTACATGAGATTGGCGACCATTCTGTTCTTCCTGGAAAGTTAAACTTGTGGTTTAAGTACATATGCTCAACGGCATTTGTTGTCCAGTTTGGCTTGTCTACTGATTTTGCAAACCATAAGTGAGATTGATTAAAGCTAGTCAGTCGAATGATAAATCTAAAGCTACGCTTCGGATCTCTTACTCCTGCTGCTAATTTTTCGGTCCAAAATGCCATTATTAAATTCTCCTTGTTATGCTATAACTAGTATTCATATTTTTTTAATCATCAAAAGATGCGCCGGTAGGGGCAATTACGAAATCAACTGCGATGTACTCGATTGCTCTAGCTGGCTTCAAGAGAATCTTAGCATATAACACATTCTGATCAATCAGATCTGGCGTTGTAGTTGATTCATCTAGAACCAAACGATACTCTGTGAGTCCGAACCTAGTCTTAACACTTGAGAGCAGAGGCTCAACGAGTGCTTTAAATCTATCCCAAGTTGCTTGAACATTCTGATCAAACAGAACTTGTGCAGCTTTACGGGAAACTTCTTTCTTCAAGTAGATCATGAGTCGACGGACATTGATTCTATCGAGTGCAGATCTTTCTGCTTGCATTGTCTTCTGTCCAAAGATTACAATACCTTCCGCTGGGAAGCTTGCGATTGGGTTGACATTGTATGTGTACAAGTCATCACGATCCTTTGAACTCAGTCTTTCGCGAACATTTAGGACAGGGATGCCGCCGGCACCGTCTGTTAAGCCGCCGCGGTTAAATCCAGCAGGAGCAAACCAAAGCTCTGATTTACGCTGTGAATTAGCCATCGTGCCAAGCGCGACGATTGATGGCGGAGCCCAGAGGGTGTCACCGTCAATACTATCTCGGATTTGCACCCATGGGTAGTAAGCACAGCCGTAAGAAGTGTTAAGTCGGCGAGACTTAAGAGAGCTAATTACGCTTGATACGCTTCCTCGCCTGTTAGCGACTGTAGAAGTGTTCTCAGTAAACGGAACATATCCATTAGCTAGATCAATTATCGCAAGAGCATCACCTCTTTCTTCACAAATCTTCATAGCGTGATCTGTCAAGCCTGTGTTTGTAACGCCAGGTACCGTGAGAAGGTTCATTTCCACATACTCTGGATCGGCAACTGTATCGAGCGCTCTCTTAACACTGTGGTAAGCGTAATTGGAAAGCTCTGTAGCGTCGTCAAGTTTTGTATTACGGAAAGGCTCTTTCTCTGTGATGTCAAGTCCGTCAAATCCGCCTGCAAAACAGGTTGTAAACTTGTTGTATCCCTTGTCAAGCAGAGCGCCGAAGCTTGAAGAAACTGCTGAAAGCGAAGTTCCTGCTACGCGTGAACCAGAGTGGAAGTAACCAATACCGGTTGCAGTATCAATTTTAACATCATCCAAAGAGAACTGGAATGAGTACTCTGTACTGGTGGTGTTAGGATCCCAAGAAGCAGCAGAAATATCGGCTGGTAGGGCTCGCAACATATCAGGCACAGACTCATCATAAACAGTAGATGATGCTCCTCGTGTCGTCGAGACGCCGAAGTATGCATTGGTTGGATCTGCGAGTCCGCCGTCTGAAGCAGAGTTTCTGAGCAGTAGGCGTGGGAACTGAACTGAGCCAGTAAACATGCTGTCGATGATCTCCGCTCTGGGATCGGACATTGCAAAGGATGCGGTACCAAATTTCGCTGATGGATGGTATGCTCCGTTGATACTACCAGAACCTGCTATCATAGCATGTCCAAATTTTGTGTAACCGGATGTTCCGTATCCAGTAGTATCGCCGAATTCGTGTACATCTCCAACAGTACCAGACATTAAGTTGAAGCTGACTGGGCGAGGATGTCCTAGGACACCTGCTGGGACATATTCTGCATCAGTGGTACCCTCATCAACATCTTGGTTCATCTCTACATAGACATACTTAGACTGATTTAGGTGGTTGCCATAGTGACGGAACCTTGATTCTGAATCGCTCCATGTTGCATATGCATCACCAATTCTACGAGCAATGTAGTTTGGAGAGTTGGGGTTAAGATTAAGATTTGAATATCTCTCGACAACCTGTACAGCATTATCAGAGTCTTTTATGTTTCTAAGGACAACTGAGAATGTTCCGTATGGATCGATATCCGGATTGGCTGCAAGCCGAACATCTTCAATAGAAAGTTTGAAGCTGTTTTGTACATGCTCGCCGCCTTCAAGGCTGACGAAGCGGAAAAGATTCTGCATGCTCTTTGGCTTAAAGGCTGCTGTGTCGGTTGATGTGTCTTGCGAAACAAACCATCCAGTTTTAGAGTTCTGGAATCCCATTTGCATGTTGTGATATCCATAAGAACCCGAAGCTACACCAGCGATCATTGCATAGTAAGAGCCAGAAGATTGTCCAGAGCCGTATACACGGTCGAGGTTCTGATCGAATGTTTGCCCCAACCAGTACGGAGAGGTACTATCAGTGTGAGTTGCGTTAACTGCTTGTGGGTTTGTGTTAAACACTTTTCGAATATAAAGATCTGATTCTCTGTCGAAGTTAAATGTAGTTTCTTTTACTGTTGTGCTTCCAGATGTAATCTTAGCGCGGAAAGTTAAGTTTGCGCCCAAGTCATTTATCATAAGTGCGGTTCCGCTAGCGAGAGTATTGCCGCCCCTCATTGTACCAGATAGAACAATTTTTGCATCATTCATGTACCAAACAGCAGCAAGAGAGCCTGTGGATACTTTTCCATCACCCGGTACAGCACTCTGAGAGTTGAATACGAAAAGTCCGTATGCGCCACCTGTTGCCGTAGCGCCAAGAGCGTTTGTGGTAGTCCAACCGGCTTTACCGCCAGTTGTGTAGCTATCGTGCTGATCGCCAAGAAGACGGAGCATTGTTACAGGACCGACTCCAGAGTTTAAGTATGCTTGCGCTGCGTATGCTGCGTATGTTGGGCCGACATTGTTTCCGTCACGCCATACATCGCCGCCCTTACCGCCAGCTACAGGATTTCCAAAAGTCTGAACGAATTCAGAGAAGCTGCTAATTTTGACAGGCTTCATTGCGGGGCCGGTACGGGTTCGTCCGATAATAACAGGACCCATATTCTCAGGTGTTCTAGGGATAAAAGAGTTGTCAATCTCGTTGACAAAGATTCCCGGTGACACAAACTTAAACTTTTTAACTGACATATTTAGATTTCTCCTTTACAATCCGCTGCTAGCTGAACGATTCTTTGCGAAGTGTTTCGTATTATAAATAGTAAGCCAAATGCCAAAGAGTACTTACTCTTTATAAAATTGACCGTCTTTAGCGTTGGGGTGTTCGTCTGCAAATACCACTCTTTCTCTCGGTTGGCGTATCACAACAATATTTTCCCTAACTACAATCTTTGGGCGTTCAGTATTTGACATCTCTCCCATCAGATGCCCAAGCACCCTTATATCTATGGAAGTCTTATATATTCTCTCGTCTTCGCCAAGATCTGAAGTATTGTTCTCAAAGCCGAAGTTTTGTGGCAAGAACGCCTCGAATTGATGCCCATCGTGCTTAATAAAAAATTCATTTATCTGCCCAGTCCTCAACAGAAACGGAGTCAACAATTCATTCATCTGCTGTTGATATTCAGTCTGTATAACAAGTTTGTAGTTTACGTTGACATATACTGGAAGAGGGATCTTAACTGTCTGTGTAACTATCTTACTGTTATTGGATGGATAATAAAGATCTCCCTTTCCGACAGACTTTGATCCAATGTTGCCCCTCAACCGAGAAACATCATTAGCCATGAAAAGAGAAGTCTTTTCTTGTTGAATCCTTTTGCCTATGGTTATCGAACCTCCCGCAGCGTCATTTTGAGGCGGTATATGGGCTGTTAGCCTTCCGTGCATGTTGGGATCTTTAGTGACGGATGTCTTCTCTAGGGAGATCATTGGAAGCTTAAGCACTCCATTGGAGTCTCTTAGGTTCTTATCGTTTTTTATCTGGAAAGATCTCTCTGGCGACATCCAAACTACAGGTACCTTATTAAAGCCTTCGTTCGATGTCGTAAACAAGTTTAAATCATTGTCCAAGTAAGAATGAAGAGCCATATCTATAGTCTCTAGAGTGGAAGGCATCATTTCGAACTCTTGATTGCCAGAAATATTAGCTTTGCTTAAATTTTTTTGATTTCTAAGTGGCATCAAAAACCCCCTTTCTTGCTCTCTTACATTTAGCAGAGATTTCCATTCTATCGTCTATTTGTCCAAATATTCTTGTTGGTTCGCCTAGGGTGTGAATTTCATAAAATATATCACCGTACAAAAGGAAGTCACCTTCTCTGACGAACAAATCTTGATCTTCTGTCAGTCTTCTTTTGTGGAAATGGACAGTGATGGTTGCATCTTTGTCTAATCCTACATTTCCAAGAAATTTAGTTTCGATACCATCAAACTCAACAAGAGCAAAAACCCTAACTGGTGGAAGAAAAGTTTTTGTTACTGCTTCTCCGTAAAGATCGTGAAAGTTTGTTCTCTCTATGTCAATAGGGTAGTAAACTATAGTTTGCCCTATTACTCTCTCGATAAGCTCGTCATTAACTTGTTTGACAAGATTCTTTTCTTTTTGGCCGGCGAACATTGGTGGGGGCGCTTGCGCTGGCTGATTCCATTTATTTTTTACTGACATCTAATTACCCCACAAATATCTTCAATGGTATACCGGCATTAATCCTTCCTACATTTTCAATAAGTTCCGCATCCGTTTCCATCAACTTATTATAAGTCATCTCATCTAAAGTTGTCTTAAGTTCTTCTCTTAGTTTGTCTTGCATCTCTTTTCCTTCGGATATCAAGGCAGGACCGTTGAGAGTCAAGTTTTCTCCTGGTATCGGCAAAGTAGAGAACTTACTTCTAATTTGCCCCAGAGTTTCCTTACTGAGTGCCAATGCAAATCTTCTGATCCATTGCTTTCCTATAGAGTTTATATTGTCATAAGGAAGATTATTGAAAGGAGCAGTATTCATGTTGTTGACACCTTCAATGCCAATCTTTTTATCGTCGTACTCATCCCATGCGTCTTTCTTTACGCTAAACGCTACCCAGAACTTATCAGCCAAGCCGCCTGCTGATCCAGAGCTTGGTGTTGGGTATAGGCGCAATTTATTATTATTAATCTCATATGAGAAATGAGATGTTCTTGTGTATATGCTGTCTTCGTATGCCATTGCCTGAAGCTTGTTCTGCCAAGCTGGTATAACTTCGAAAGTAGAGTCATCTGCAAACTGCCCATAAGTCTGAAAGTTACCAACAACACCAACACCACCATAGTAGCCATAAAATCTCCACATAGCAGCAGAAGTCTTATAATATACTCTCTTGACTGAGACTTTGTTGTTACCGACTAAGCCTGCGTAGTCTACAGTTCCGCCGGTGGCTTGATCTTTATTGTCAGCAGCAGAAGAAGATATAATATATTGCAAATCATAGTCTTGGACTCCGCCAGTAACTTTAAATGATGCTGAGTATAAGTTTTGGTTGCCACCTGCATCTGCCTCGAAAGACAGTCCATCAGAAACCCTAGTTGCATAAGTAAATTCAAATCTAGGATATCTTAGGTTAACTGAAGCTGTTGTTGGAGAATCTGTCTTAAACGAACCATCGTGAGCAAAAGTACCTGTTGTGGCTCCCAAAAAGTCAGAAAGAACATTTTTTGCTTGGTGAGTATTTATAATATAAGAATACTCCAAACATGCTTCTTCGTAGTTGGCATACACAGCAGAAGAGGAAAGCTCAATATCGAGGACATCGCCTCCAAGCTTTCTATATGTATAAGCAACCTGTGCCTGTGCTCCCGACAAAAAGCCGGCAGATCCTGTATATGAGCCAATTGGGCAGGATGTTGCAACATCAAGCACATTGCCAGTAATTGGTAAAACAATAGCGCTTGTTTGGCTACTTGGCGTTAGAGTGGGTACTGCCATTCATTAGTTCTCCTATCTTCAGAAGTAAATAGTTATCTATAGGCAAAAACCCTAGCGATACTTGGTGCTTGTGTTTAATCTAGTCCATTCATAGTAAGAATGGCGACTAGTCCTGGTAAATCTTCCTTTACATATACGCCAGCGAACAGAGTATCTGTTCTTCCGCCAACATAAGATATTGCAGCATCCAAGTGCTTACTTACATCTGGATCGCTTGCCATTTCCTCAGTAACAACCAATAGCATTGAGCCTGTTGATGGTTTTCCCTTGGGAAGTGGACATGGAGATCTTTTCAAACAGTTTTGGAAGATCGTAGCTCCTAGGTTCGGATCACTAGGATCTGTGACGATTGTAGAACCGATAAACATTCTTTTTTTCGTCCTCAAACATCTTTCTAGATCTTTAGAGTCAAACGACTGAATAGATGATTGCTCTGAAGATAGTTTTAGGACTTGCCCCATAAGTTTGGCAAACGCTGTATTAGCGAACGGGAACATGCCTAGCATGCCCACCTTGCCTCTCAACAGCTTCACTTGTCTTTCGTTATCTAGAATGACATGAGCGTGTTTTGAAACATCTTTCAAGAGTGACGCAGCGTTCTTGCTGATAGTTGAGTTTAAAGCCTCCTGAGCGGACGGCTGAGAGATAACATATACAATAGAGCCTCCAGCGCTGACTGACTTCAAATAACGCTCAAAAACACCGTGTAAGGATGCCGCGGCACTACCAGTGCC